CAGCTCCGATCATTCAACCATCGGAAGTCAGTGCTCAAGATCAAGCTGAAGGAAGAAGAAAGAAATTAGCCAGGCAAAGAGCTGGACTTCAGTCGACAATTAAGACAAGTGCAAAAGGTATCGTCGGTTCTGGAGCAGAGTTATCTGCACCGACCACTGGCAAAACAACATTGGGGAGTTAAATATGAAGCCAAGAATGTACAAAGAGGGCCAACACTCGACTCATGTCTCGTCAAAGAAAGACGAGTTCGATAAGAGATTCGAGTCTATGAAGTCAGAGGCCGAGCAGTATTCAGCCTCGTGGGGATCTCTCTCTACATATCTCAACCCAACCAGAGGCCAGTTTGACGATACGACTCCGACCAGAGGCAAGATGATTGATCACAAGATCATTCTAGACTCGCATGCGACCAATTCAATAAGGAAGACAGCGAGTGGATTGAATAGTGGGATCACATCTAAGTCTCGACCTTGGTTTCGTTTGATCCTTGCAGACGAAGAGCAGATGCAGTTCTCTACAGCCAGAGCATGGCTCGATGAAGCACAGAAGAGGATGTACACTGTTCTTGAGGGATCGAATATCTATGGCACATTCCAAAACACCTACGAAGAGGTGCTGACTTTCGGCACTGGGTGTTTCATTTTATTAGAGGATGAAGACACGGTTATCCGTACAAGAAACTTTACTGCTGGTGAATACTATCTTTCCGTCGATCAAAAGGGGGTAGTCAATTCATTTGGTCGTGAGTTTCCTATGACTGTAAGCCAGATCATCGATTCTTTTGGGTACGAAAACTGTACACCAGAGATCCAGGCCCAGTGGGATAACAATAAGGTGGATCAAGTCTTCAGAGTCCGACATCTGATCGAACCGAACAAGCAAAGAAATGCCATGATGGATGATTTCAAGAACATGCCTTATCGATCAGCCTATTGGGTGGCTGGTGATAAGAATGCTGATAACTTCTTGGATGTTCGTGGCTATAAAAGGTTCCCAGTCGTGGCTCCTCGCTGGAGTGTACCAACAACCGATATCGTCTATGGCTATGGGCCAGGATGGGATGCATTGGGAGATGTTAAGGAATTGCAGAAAACGAAGTATGATAAACTGCTCGCTCAAGAGAAGCTCCACAACCCACCGATGCAATCGGATGCTCATGTCGAGGGACATGCGAATCTGTTGCCAGGTGGAGTCACGAAGACTACGGCTAATGTTCCGAATGCTGGACTAAGGCCAGCCTATCAGATCAATCCATCTATGGAGTCTTTTATCGAGATCATTAACAGCACGAAGCAAGCTATCGATAAGCATTTCTTTACGGATCTGTTTACGATGCTCGCTGTTCTTGATCGTGGAGAGATGACAGCCAGGGAAGTTGCATCAAGAGAACAAGAGCGAATCATGCTCATGGGCCCTATCCTCAATCAGCTTGACGAGGAGATGTTGTCTAAAGTAATCGAGCTTGTGTTTGGTATCATGCTCGACAACGGCTTACTGCCACCACCACCAGAAGAGATGCAAGGTGCAGAGATAAAAGTACAGTATATCTCAGTGCTTGCACAGATGCAGAGATCTATCGGCTCTCAGACTATAGAGAAGGTCTTGGCATTCGTCGGTGGTATCGCACAGCTCGCACCAGAAGCTATTGACATTGTTAACTGGGATGAGACAGTCAGACAAGTCAGTGAGATGGAAGGTGCACCGAGTAAGATCATTAATGATCCAGTCATTGTCGACCAGATAAGAGAAGCACGAGCAAAACAACAGCAACAGCAGATGGCTTTAGAGTCAGCCGAACCAGTAACCAAGTCAGTGAAGAACCTGGCTGATGCTGGGATGGAAGGCGATTCAGTATTAAAAAGAGCCTCTCAAGCAATGCAATAAAGGATAAACCATGGCAGAGAAGAGGAAGCCAGAGACACCAGAGCAAAGAGATAAGAGGAAGAGGGATAGGGAGTTAAACGATATTCGAGTGGTAGCATCAACACCAGAAGGCCGTCGATTCATTTGGCGAGTTCTTTCAGAAGGTGAGATATTCAAAGATGGATATGTCCACGGTGACCAGGGATTTGGTACTACTTATAATTGTGGTCGTCGTAGTGTTGGTGTATGGGCACTCGCTGAAATAATGGAAGCGAAGCCAGAAGTATTTATGCAGATGCAAAGAGAGAATGCCTCGGAGCAGAAGCGAGAAGAATTAGAAGCTCGTGATGCGATTGAGGCGAAAGATATATTAAAAACCGACGGTTAGTCGCAGTCCTCGGAATACGATTAATTGGTCAACAGAAGGAGGCACACTATGCCAGAAGAAACAGCTCAAGCAACAACAGAAGGATCCGAATCCACAGAGCAACAACAAACGGCTGAAGGCCAACAGACCAACCAGGAAGGATCACAATCCACTGGCGAAGCTGAAGGCTCGAAGGACGAAGGCACTTTGTTGGGTGGAAAGGATGAAGGCAGTGATGGAGATGATGGAGGATCCGATGGTGCTGAAGGCACATATACAGTTAAGCTACCAGAAGGCATGGAAGCAGACACTGGGATGGTCGAGGCACTCACTCCAGTATTGAAAGATATTGGAATCACCAATGAACAGTTTCAACAGATCGCTGATGTTTATGCACCAGAGATAAAGAAACAATTCGAGGCACAACAAGCAGAGGCCGTCAAGGATTGGCAGAAGACGACGGATGAATGGGCCGAGGCCACCAAGAAGGAACAAGGTGATGAGCTAAAGGTCAATCTTGGAGTTGCTGGGAAGTTCATGGACAAGTACGGTGATAAGGAAGCTCGTCAGATCCTAAATGACACTGGTTTGGGCAACCATCCAGCGATAGTTCGTTTATTCATTAAAGCTGGTAAGGCAATTAGTGAGGACACTTTTGTTGATCCAGAAAAGACTAACAAGCCGACGAGGGGTGGGATAGATCTCAAAAAGATGTATCCGAGTATGAAGGAGTAGCTCTTCGTCGAAGTTAAACCATAAGGAGAAAAACCAATGGGTGCATTAGGAGATCAATTCCCAACCTTGCTCGATGTAGCAAGAGTCATGGATCCTCAAGGAAGGATCCCTTCAATTGCAGAAGTTCTGCAAGAATACAATGATATCCTCGACGACATTCCATGGATAGAAGGAAACTTGCCGACTGGTCACTTGTCTGTTGTTCGCACAAGCAAACCAGCAGGATCCTGGAGAATGTTGAATCAAGGTATCACAGCATCAAAGGCCACGACTGGTCAGATCACAAACACATGTGGGATGTTGGAAGCACTTTCTCACATTGATTGCGATCTTGCTATGTTGAATGGTAACACTGAAGCTTTTCGCTTCAGCCAAGACAAGGCTTTCATTGAAGGCCTTTCAGATACATTATCAGACACCTTAGTGTACGGTAATGTTTCTGTTAACCCAGAACGGTTCGACGGATTAGCATCTCGCTATTTCTCGTTGGGCACAACCTATACTACTTCCAGCCAGTTGATTTCTGGTGGTGGTACTGGTTCAGATAATACCAGCATTTGGCTTGTCGGTTGGGCACCTGGCAAAGCTTATGGTATTTATCCTAAAGGCTCCAAGGCTGGACTTATGCATGAAGATGATGGAAAGATCACGATCAGCGATCCGAACAACAGTGGTTCCTTCATGAAAGTCTATCAATCACGGTTCCAGTGGAAAGCTGGTATTGCTATCGACGATTACAGATATGTTGTTCGTATCTGCAACATCGATGTCTCTGCCTTGCTGACTGCTTCTGATTCATCCGATACCTCGGCTAACATCATCAAGTTGATGATCCAGGCCCTTGGTAAAATGCCACCTCGTGCTGGTGTTCGTCCAGTGTTCTACATGAACGAAACAGTACAGACAATGCTTTCTGTCAAGTTGTTAGACAAGAGCAATGTTTGGTTGAGCATGGGTGAGATCAAAGGTAACCCAGTATTCAGAATGAATGATGTTCTGATGTTCCAGGGTGTTCCTTGCCGTCGTATTGACAGTATCTTGAGCACTGAAGCAACAATCACCACGGCTACGGTTGCTACCTAGTCTGTGATTAAATATTAACGAAGGTAAATCACGAGGAGAAAATCAATGTTTTTAGATGATCTATTGAAATTAGCCGATGCACAAGAATCGACAGTTTCTGTTGCATCTACTTCTTACATCGACACCCAGGCTGGTGGCGATTCGTATGAAGGTGCATTCATGTATGTCCGTATTGATACGGCATACACTGCTAGTGCTGGTTCACCGAATGCAAGATGGAAATTAGAGACTGCTGATGATACTGCATTCAGCACAAACCTCACGGAGCTTGTATCAACTGATA